TGTAGTTGTCGTCTAAAGACCAAACGCCAGATGCTTCTGTTGAACTTGGATTGTCCGCCATCGTTTAACCCTTAAAAATTCTGATACTGATAACGAATGATTACAATGCCTGAGCCGCCGTTACCTGAGTAACTGCTTTGTGCGTAACCACCGCCACCGCCACCGCCAGTATTAGCAAAACCTGCATGAATACCAGTTGAAGTTGAAGCTCCCTGAGTTGACGATGAGCCACCGCCGCCAGATGGTCTGCCAATTGCACTTGCACCAGCTCCAGAACCACCACCCGCAAAGTAACCATTTGGAGTTGGAGTTGTTGTTGCAGTAGATTGAGCAGCTGCACCCCATGAGGTAAAGGATGGGTAATAAGCACCTGCGCCACCAAGCTTAGATACGTTGCCACCGCCACCAACGCCTGTTCCACCTGCGCCGCCACCGCCGCCACCGGAATACGATCCGCCGCCACCGCCAGAATTGCTTTGCGGAGTACCAGAGGATCCACCTGTAAGTCCGCTGTTTTTGTTACCTGCACCTGCCGTAACTCCAAAAGCAGTAGAAGCGGTGCCGTTGTTACCCGGGTTGTTTTGTGGTGCAACACCTGCTGCGCCACCGCCGATAGTTATCGAGTAATCAGTTACAGAGGTTGTAAAACTTGCGCTGTGTTGTATACCACCACCGCCGCCGCCACCGCCATTGTATAGACCACCTATACCGTATGAACCAGTACCGCCTGAACCACCGCCACCAACAACGATGTATTCAATCGTACTGCCTTGATTGCCTAAATCGGAAACAGTTAATGTTCCTGATGAAGTGAAAGCGTGATACTTGTAATCACCAGATGTCGTTATAGTGCCGCCAGTAGCCGTAATACCAACAGGCAACTCAGGCCATTTATCACCCTTTTGAGCACGTTTTTGCTGCTTTAGCGTCCAGATTCCAGACGCACCATCAGTGTCCGGAAATGTTGCCATTAGCTAATCTCTTCGTATGAACAAACAGCCTCAAGGTCAGATGTTGCGTTTGCTGTTAAACGCAGTGAATCGCCTTCCTCAAGGTAGATTGCTTTACTTAAAACGTCCAAAGTAGCGTCAGCAGGGACCACGATGGTCTTGCCGATGTGGTACGCAGTTGATGAGCGATACAGGTCAACGTTGATTTCAGCGTTGTCAGTGCCGTCTACGTTTGAGATGTACAAAGCGTTAACCTTGTATACTTTACCGCTTGCTGCTGAGTTAGTGACGATAGCTGACGCTGATGTACCTACGGCTTGAACCGCGGTCTTACCAGTGATCGTAGTTACGCCTACAATGTTTGGTGCTGCCATAATATTCTCCTGTTAGCCGCCAAATACGATTGACATCGCGATGGCTTTACCTGTTGTAGCAGCACCGTTTAAGTCTGCTGCTGTAGCCGTCACTTTAGTGCCGTCGATAGCCCACTCACTAGCAAGTAAATCTACGACCACATCTTCCAATAAGTCAACAACCGCAGCGCCTGAGCCTGCGCCGTCGCAATAAACAATTTTCTTACCGCCAGCAACAATACTTACGTTTGCGCCTGAACCTTGCGAAATCGCTACGTCTTCGTCTGAGTTATTGACGATCCAGTAGACCTTCTGCATGTCGTTAGGTGAAACTGTAACGGTACAAGTGCCGCCGGGTGAGCCGGTAAATACAACAACCGCATGTCGACCGTTAGATAGCGCGCCGTCTGAAGTAGTCAGAGTGTAAGTGGTAGCACTTAGTGCGATAGAAATCACACCGGTAGCCAGCTCTTCTGCGATCTGCCAGTTTAAATTTGTGGTTTGACCCCAAGTACCGGACTGTTCGCCGTCCGCGATGAGTTCAATGCCAGTATTTGAGTATGTACTTGCCATTTTAAAGCTCCAAAATTAAGCCGCTATGTCCGACCATGATGTTGGTGGTACACCGCTGCCTGCGCCAGCTTCAGTCCACGAAGTAGGCGGTACACTTCCGCCAGTGCCTGATTCAGCCCATGCTGTAGCTGGAACACTTGATGCTAGTGTACCCCAAATTATTAAACTTGTTACATTTCCTGTCGCCTGAACGCCACTTAACCGGACGATGACATTGCTTGTGTCTACAGTCTCATCACCAAGAGCCGTGGTACCGGCAACACCGGTTACAGAAACGTTAGCGTCAGAGGTTGTAGTTTCAGCCCCGAGAGACGCCGTGCTGCTTACGCCAGTGACGGATAAAACTTGATCGGTGGATGGCGATTCATCGCCAAGAGACGCGGTTGCGGAGACACCAGTAACAGAAAGAATTTGATCCGTGAATACAGACTCGGCGCCTAGAGCTGTAGTTCCAGCAACGCCCGTAGGCTCGACAACTGCTTTAGCTACAACTGTTTCATCGCCCAGCCCTGTTGTAGCCTCAAGCCCAGTAGCTTCTATAGTTACAGTCTGCGATATGTAAACGCCGTCATTATTTAAAACTACTGTAGCCGATACACCAGTAAGAGCTACGTTAGCATCGGCTGTAACTGTTTCGGCACCTAAAGCCGTAGTACCGGCAATGCCAGTAACCGATAGAACTTGGTCGGTAGATACAGCCTCATCACCTAGAGCCGTAGTTCCGGCAACACCGGTAAGAGATACGTTGGCGTCAGCTACGATTGTTTCAGCGCCGAGAGCTGTGGTACCTGCAACGCCAGTTAAAGATAGAACCTGATCGGTTGAAACAGACTCGTCACCTAGAGCCGTAGTACCGGCGACACCGGTTACAGATAGAATCTGATCAGTAGAAACAGACTCATCACCTAGAGCGGCGGTGCCAGCAACGCCAGTGACAGTTACATTAGCGGTTGCGACAACTGTTTCATCGCCTAGAGCTGTAGTTCCAACAACACCGGTTAACGCTATAACCTGATCTGTGGAGGTAGTCTCGCTACCTAAAGAAGTTGTGGCTGCTACGCCGGTTAGCGATACCGCTACGCCTGTACCTTCAGATACAGAAACAGTTCCGACAGAAGTTGAAAGAGCCGCAGGGCCAATAGTCGAACCAAACGTGCCCTGACCCCAAGTGCCGCGGGCCCACGCGTCATAAGTGATAGTGACTGGAACAGCGCCCCAGCCAGCTTCACCCCACGCTAGCGTTCCCCAACCGGCAGCCACAGGTATTCTCTATTAAGCGATGCGGATGATCGCGTTAGAGGCGTCAGCTGTTGGGAACTGAATAGTGAAGTCACCGTTGGTAGAGGTCTTATCACCACCGAACGCCAATACAGCCACTGCTTTATCAGACTTGTCATCGTTGTAGATCAACGCGCCGTTAGCAGTAATAGTCGCTGAAGACCAAGTAACGTCAGCAAAGTCAGTATATGCAGTAGTGCTTGACGAGGTTGGAGTCACGTTAGTTAACGCTTCACCGCCTGTGGTGTAACCATTGCCGTTAGCAACTTCGTTAGACGCTGAATACGCAGTAGTAGTTGCGCCTAAAGTTGCTGAGCTGGTGTACAACGCAATCTTAAAAGCGTCGCCACTTGAGTTAGTAAAATCGTGTGTGCCGGTCAGAAGCTCCACTTTGAAGCTTGTGCACATTGCTTGAGTAATAGCCATTGTCAGAGTCTCCTGATCATTTCAGATAGCTTGGGTTGACCTGCTGCATCAAGTGCTGCGCAGACCGTGGTTCTGTCGCTTCGCGCTGCTTGCTTCAAATAGTGAATCAATACATGACGAATGCGATCTTGGAATGCACGGGCTTGCTCCCGCACTATCGGGTCAGCGTGGTCAGACACTGACACAATCTTTTCCAGAGCCTGCTCAGCAAGCTCTTCTGGGGTAAAACCACGATTGTTGGTGGTCTGTACCTTCACATCAAAAGCATTGGCGCTGCCTTCAACACTAAACATTAATCTTTACTCCGGCGGTAGAAGTCTAATCCTTCAGCACCCTGCGCAAATACGCCAAGACGCTGAACGTTACGTTGGAATGACTGCTCGTATTGACCAACCATATCCATTTCACCTTTCATAAAGGTGTAAGCCTCAACTAGTGAACCGTACAACAGGGCTTGTCCGGCGTTCTCACTCAGCCAAGTCTGAGTTGTACCAGTCGTTGAAGTCAACGAAGCGGGGCGGTACATGTATTCAATCTCAGCTGTGTAGCTTGTGTTTGGGGTTGGCGCAAGTATAAACGCTCCAACAGTGTAATCGCCGTAATACTTAGGCTCACCCTGCTCACTGGCATTGGGCCAATATTCTTCAATGAAGCTGCGATCTTTGTTAAGTAAAAACTTTCTGTCGCCGCTTGAGTCGATTATCGCCAACGAGTACGTAAACAGCCAGTCAGATGGCTTACCGAAAAGCTTACTTGTGGCAGTCATTGGGGTAGCTGCGCTTTTACGGAACACCTCAAGAGGAACTTCTTTCAGGATGCGCTCTTCAGCTGCCTCAATAAAATTAGGAATATTGGTAACGAACACAGCTTCGTCGTTATCCGTGTAGTCTTGGATAGCTTGAGTCAGTGTTGCGAGTGTGTATCCAGCCATTAGCCACGTCCATTAAGAAAATCAGTGTAAGCTTGCTGCTCAGCCGTAGTTAACGGCGTTTCAGTTACATCCGGTCGCGCATTACGCAGAGCTTCTGCATCAGCACGTACCTTTGGCGCTTCTAACTGTGGGTGTTTAGTCTCAAAACACTCGGGGCAAACACGAGAACCATTCCACTCTTCACGGATTTCTGTGTACTTAGCACGGAACCCGCATCGGTCGCAGATAGCTAGTGCGTGTTTACCAGAAGCAAACGCCACCTCTTACCACCCATAAGATCGGTTGTCAGGGCGAATCATCAGCGAGCCCCATTCAGAATCTTCGTTCGCTGCGCGAGCAAAGTCTTCTTCGTAAATCTGTTTAGCCATCTGAGCACGCTCTGGAGCCGCTTTCAGTGCTAAGTAATACGCCAAGCCTGAGACCATGCACGGGATGAATCGGCTTGGAACGTCAACGTCGTTGGTCAACGTATCTGCGTCTTGAATGCGCTGCACGCGATAGCTAACCAGAACGTCGGTTGAGCTATCAGGGACAGGCCAAAGCTTGATGCTAGGCGTTGAGCTACGCTCGAAATAAATTTGGGTCGGGCGACCAGTCTGAGTCTTGTTAGGGATATTCAGATAGTCTTCCCGGGTGATGCGGTCGATGGTGTAGTCGATCCCACTGCGACGGACCGCTACCTCCATCAAATCCACATCATAAGCGTTTAAAGCGTAAGTGTCGGTACCAGAGGTCAGGGTCAGGTTTACTTCGTTAACCGTCCACAGATTCACACCACGGTTCATCCAGTCTTGAAACATAACGTTCAGACTGCGACGTGCCTTACGCGCGTCATAACCCGTGCGCATTTCTGCACCGATTAACTCGTACGCCTCTTCAATTACATCTGAGACGTCGAGTTTAAAATCTCTGCTTCCTGACGTAGCCATTGCTTACCTCAGTACATCTTCGCTTTGCGAGTGCCTTTCTTAGCCATACCACAGCCGCGAACTTTGCCGCCAGACTTGTATGCCTTTTTGACTTTGCCGCCAGCCATCATTTTGCCTTCGCCGTCAGCTGCGTAGAATGGAACTTTTTTACCATCCTTTTCAACCATCTTCAAAGCGCCGCCTTCAGCGTAACCTTTAGCTAAACACTTACCAGCTTTTTTACATTTAGCTGGGCTTTTACATGCTTTACAAGTTTTCATTTTACCTTCCATCTGCTTAGGCAGATTAGCGCGGCTTATAGCCACTATTTAACACCTGAGAACTTAGTTCCACGAGTAGCAGAGCGACCGCCACGGCACATGCCGCCTTTAGCGTACTTTTTGACCTTGCCGCCAGACTTAAAGTTTTCTTTACCTTCAGCTTTACGCTTCTCGAAGCGTTGTTGCGATTGATCCATCATGTCATCTAAAGCTTGGCGAGCCGCACGGCGCGCTGCTGCGTCAGACATATCCGGATTGCCTTGTTTAATGTCGGCAATCATATCCGCTAAACTAGGAAAATCAGCCATTATGCGTACACCACTGTTGCCGAAGTTACGTTTGACAACGCGCCGTAGGCGCTAGTCTCGCAACGAATCGGAGATGCTGAAAGATCAATGTAGCCAACGTTAACCGCAGCTGGGGTAGCAAAAGTCGCTAAAGCCGTGCCGCCTGAGCCGCCGTCCTTAATGATGATGCTGCCTGCTGTAGCGCTGGATACAAAATGAATGCCCATGATCCGTGCTGGACCACCGAACACTGCGCCACCAGTAGAAGTCAACGTAGTGGCTTTGCCGTCAGAGCGCATGCCCATGTCGACCTCCTATTAGGTCAATGCTGTGGTAGTAACTTTAACCCAAGCAGAACCGTCGCTAACAACCAATGCAAATTCGTCATCGCCTGAGCCATTGTCGTTGATTACGTATAACTGACCTGTGCTTGAAGCTGCCGCAGGAAGGTCTGCTGTAGCAACAGAGGTTAGTGAGATAACACCAGTTACGTCGCCAGTAATGTCGCCTGTTACGTCGCCTGTTACGTCGCCTGTGAAACCGCCAGCTGATACGACTGGACCTGAGAAATTAGTAGCTGCCATGATTATGCTCCTGCCGTGTCCGGCGTCAACTTCGCTAGGTTGCTAAATCCTGCGAATCTATACAAATTGT